ACTGTGCGTTTTCAACCGACAAATGCTGTGGCGCCGGAGAGGTGCACAAGTACTGCTCCCAGCAGGTCCAAGATAGGAAGGAGTACTTTGAGGACTATATGAAGAGACTGAAATGCGGTAAGTGCGACAAGTGCAAGGTTGAGGGTGTGGAACTCTGGCCTGTGCAAGGCCACATTTGGGATTTGTGCAAAGGTTGTTTGAAGACATACAACAAGGCGAGGAAGCAGTAAGTGCAATAAAAACAAGGCAGGGGAGCCTTTTTTTTATTGAAATAATGAATACCGGCTGTACGTTTTGATCGTACGACCTCGGAGTTATGAGCCCCGCGCGCTGCCTCTGCGCCAAGCCGGTTAAAAGAACCACGGGGTGATTCACATTATTTACTAAATGGGCTTTAAGTAAATTACATACCCAAATGTCTCGCCATACGGCCGCCTGAAGTGCCGCCACCAGAAGTGCCGCCACCAGAAGTGCCGCCAGCAGACATACCACCACCAGAAGTGCCCATACCAACCGCGTCCATCAAAGGACGAGCAAGCATCTTAACCTTGTCCTCAATTGCACCACCGACGAGGCGGGCAAGACCGGACTTGGAATACTGGGGACGAGAAGACACAGCCAACACGTCAGCACGGGACAGAATGGCGGTGTAAGTCTGGGAAGTGCCGCGCTCAATCGCGAAGACACCGCTGTTCATAGTGATCAGCACAAGTTCATACTGGTTAGGCGCAATATCAAGACCGGTGTTATTCTCCAGTTCAACCTTGAAAAGCAATTGAAAAGCACCAATTGACCCGGGTGCGTACACGTCGTCAAGCTCAATATGGCGTCCGAACTCCAGAGCAAGAACCGAGCCGCAAAGAGGGATACTCACAGGAAGCCCGTTGTCTGCAGACTGGCCACCCTGGGCGCTCTTGTAGGCTGAACCGCTAAACTCATTCCAAGTCTGGTTGCTGCCTGATTCAACAGACATACGCCACAGATCAAGCTGGGTGGCGCCCGACAAAAGACCGGCCTTGTTGTTGAATGAAATGTTGATCTTCTTAATGGGGAGGAAGCTGTCGCTGTCGGCGGGAGTCTGGTTGCCCATCTTCTTCCTTGCAACGATAATCAACTTATCGGGAACAGAGTTCAACTGGATACTCTGGAAGGTCTGCTCAACCGCATTACCGTTTGAGGGCAGAGTAGAACCGACGTCAGTTAAGTACCGGGGATACTCAGCAAAGGGGAGCACGTTGCGCGCGCTGACCAAGTTGGAAGGCTGACGAGTCAAGAAGAGCATTTGAAGTTGGGCAGAGGCGACATCTGTGATGACGGCGGCGCTGACGGCAAACTGGGAAGTAGCGCTGGCGGGGGAAAGATTTCCGGTAGTTCCGAGCTGACCAAGAGCAAGGCGGAAAGCGCGATTTGCGGAACCCAGGTTAAACGTGAAATTCAAGGTCTGTACCCCGTACATACCCTGGTTGTTGCTTTCAGGGTCGCACCAGATGAAGGGCGAAAGCATAAGGGGTTCGCGGGTCTTAAATGTGATGGTGATGTCGTAGGGAGCGTTCACGTCCTGCACGTATGGCTGGTTTCCAGCAATAGAGATAATCTTAAAAGCACCTCGGGGCTGAAAATCCTGATCATACTCGCAGTCGTTCCAACCAGCGTTGGGGTTGTTATTAGCGCCAAGTGCGTCAGCGTATTTGTAATAACTGTCGTATTGGGTGGGGGTGGCGTTGTTGAGACGAGCAACCTCGCGACGATCACCGAAGCGGAGAAGCTGAAACATTATATCTTTTTGATTGGTTGAAATAGTGTTGTTGTTCACGGTGGCCTGGATAGTATTGCAGCACGAGTGGAAGGGGAAGGGGCCGAGGGCGGATCCGTATGCTAAATTAACAGCCCGGGATCCAACAGTCATACTGGAGTTGGGGGTAATGGTGAATTTGACGGACATCTGGGTCTCAATCATAATGCGTCTGCTAAAAACCGTGGACTCGCTGGGCAATTGTACGTTGAAGGTAATAGAAGAAGGCGATTTGGAAATCGCTTCATACTGGGACGGTGTGATATTCTGAGCGCCCTTAAAGACCGCGTAGCGAACCTTGTCGGTGGTCAAGAGCAGGTCGTCTTGGACACAAATCTTCTCAAAATCTGCGGAAGCCATTTGGATTTATCTTTGCTTTATAATAACTGCAAAGATAAAAAAAAAAGAAATACGCCTAAAATAAAATCAATCCGAAGCATCTTTCTTACGAAACATAACTTTCAGGGAACAGGAGCAACCATTCTGGAGATAAAAATCGTGCTGGATTCCGTAAACATCTTTCCAGAGTACGTTAATTTGAATGCCGTAAAGGGGGGCGTTGGATTGCAAATCAATCAAGCGATATTCGGCGGTCGGCAAATAGAGAACATTCGGGAAATATTCAGTTCCGTTTACTAAATTAACCACGAGATCTGTGATTTCGTTGCTTATATTGTCGTTCTGTCCAGAAGCCCCACCAGTTCCTACATTATCGCTTAATGATCGCGGAACTCCTATCAATTGGGGTAATACAGGAACGAGGGTCGTCGTGAAGACGAGGGATTGAATTGGGCAGAGAGTAGCACCCGTGCTATAGGGTTGTTCCATAAAGAAGGCATTATAGGGAGGGCCTGAACCTACCATATTTCCACTTGCATCTACATTCTCTGGAACATAATTGTTCAGCGCCCCACCCTTTTTGTTAAATGTCTTCAACAAATAGTTTGCCTCTGTGTCGTTGATTGAGGTCGGGGCGGGATTATAAGTGTAGTTATGAAATGATTGCATAGAAGAGAAGAGGGTAAAGAGGGGATTGTTAAAGTAGACAAATCCGGTCGCCGTTCCATTTCCTAAACATTCTTGTTCAAAGATTAGGGCAGGGGCGACATAGGTCAACTTCGCGGAGGGGGCGTCCCAGAGGAAATAGGGTTGCTTTCCGGCAACCCAAGTCGCGGGAAGGGTAATAGCCGGGACAGCAGCCGCTGCCTGTGTGATAATATCAAGGAACGCCAATTCAAGTGCTTCATTCATCATACAGACGAACGACTGAATGTTGTTGCACCAGTAGTAGGGTTCGGTGTTTGCCTGAATGGTCGCAGGGGCAACACCAGGAACAGGGTAGATTGCAGATTGCGGCACCCAAATCACGCGCTCCTTTTTGATCAATCTATCCTGTGGTGCAGCAGCGGGATTGTATTCAACCGTAAGGTAGTATACAGTATTGTTCCAAGGTGTACCACCTGAGCTGTTATTCAATTCAATCTGCGGGATAAACAAAGGCATACTGCCGGCTGTGTCTAAACTAAACCTCACAATAGACAAGAAGTAATCGCTGGGGTTGTCTAAAATAGGACTGCTTCTGATCTCCGTAAATGTGAGACGATTTGGTTGAGCGGCCTGCGCGGTGGTTTGCGACGGTTGCACCGTATTTACGACATCAAGATCATAATATATCTGCGTTGGTTGCGTCATTATGTTTTTATATTTGCTATATACTCTTACTTGATATAAAAAATTGCTTAATTTCTATATTATTTATTGGTATATATCTTGTAATAATCAGTTTTTGGGCGAGGTTGTAAATAATCTAAATGAATCGTGAATAATCTAACCAATTTTGATTAATATTTGGAATAATAAATTTATTATTCCCCGTAATAGTGTATTTCTGTTAGATTAATACCATATTTGTTGATTATTTGCTGTATATAATCTAAATAGGTCGTAAATAATCCAAAAAGGGCCGCCGGAAAGGTGGGGAGGGGGACCGAGGTGGGGTGAATATCATACTTATCTATAGTGTGGATATGTATGATCTGAATATACAGAATAGATTGCAAAAGACCTCACCTTGGTCCACCTGCTCCACCTAACTCGCTAAAGTTTAAGGAGCATTAACTGTGCGGGAGGAGGAGCGAAATACCTGATACGAGTAAGATCCTGCGAAGACGGCATCAACTGAAGTAGAGGTAAATTGACCGCCGTTGGTCGCTGCGTCAATAGTAATAACTTCAACACCACCAGAATTAGCAGTACCAGCTTGTTTATCGGTGCAGGTAAGAACGACATCATCTGTGGCGAGAATACCACGACAAGGGACGATAAGAGCGGTGTTTGCGACTTTGGTAATCACGCCTTGCTGAATAACAAGGGGGTAAGAACCCTGTCCGAGATTTTGTGTAGAAAGCGACGAGACAGACATTTTGAATTTGGTTTATAATTACTGTGGAGAAAAGATTTTTGCTAAAATGTCTTGTCTTAATTATGAATAAGTTATACCTGCTGTTTTGGCCCCGATTTGGATCCAAGCAGTTTTTCCTGAATTCGCTATATATGATTGACTTTGAGGACAAGTAGGACCATCAAACTCCACGGTATGATAAAGTGTACCATTTTCAATAAACCCGAGTAAAGGTGTTGCAATACTTCCCAAAGTGAAATTAATTGTGGCGTGAGTGTTTGAATCATAACGATAAATGGAACTTTTTGCTGCTACTTGCAGATAATTTACAGGAACAACTGGAATGAAATCAGTAAATATATAAATACCACCATTCAAAATTACACCACTCTCATCATCTGGAACAAACCCTGTAGGTGAAGGCGAAAGAGCGGTTCCTAATGTTCCGTTTGCAGCCGTAAAATAATAAACATAACATACTAAATTAGTTGTATCATTATACAGAATGAAATCGTATGCGCCCAGACCAACTCCAATATTAGTAGAAGATGATGAGGTTATACAGTTGAAACTAAAGGGGATCGCGGGAGATGGATAAGTTCCAGTAAGGGCGGTAGTTGCGTTGCTCCCTAAATTATACTGTACCGGAATGCCGCTGCTCCCGCAAATCATTAGAACATTTGCACCCTGTGAGAGTATAGGCCGCACGCAAATCCCGTCAGGAACAGCAGTAGGTGCACCTGAAGGAGTAGTTGACCAATAAGCACCGGCACCGGCACCCAAGTTCCACTTGGCCACACCGTGAGCATTTGCCGGAGCAGCTACAAAGGTAGTATCATCTTGTGCGAACTCATCAAACTCGCCTACTATTATGAGCTCGTTTAACGGCGCGTCCGCCCAGTATGCGTCATTAATAGTTCCAGGCGACCCAGCCAATCGTACACCCAATCCAAGTGTAAGCACATCAGGTGAAAGATCATACGCATTAGCGGCCGTATCATA